AAGTTTTGTCCTTGATAGTAAGGTTCCGCTAAGAGGACTACCTGATTAGAGCCGTTATAAAACGCGTTGACGACGTAACCGTCTATGACGGTCTGAGATAACGGCTGTAACGTCACAACGGCACTACCGTCAGACCAGTCTAAGAGAGCACCGCCTGTCGTCCCTGCCACTAACAGAGAGGAGATAAGAGAGACTAAAAGCAGTAACAATAACCTTTTCATAAGGGGAAATGGGAGGCAAAGCTAAAAAATAAATTAGCATTGGGGGTGTGGGGGTATCCCCCACTGCTCACTGTCCGTAAGGGTTGCCCTCTCTCAATATTTTAACTATATAAATCAGTATCATGAAGATGATCATACCTATTAATAATACCAGGACGTCGACTATATTACTAGCGAACGGTATGGGGTTACTGGACATCTTCACACTCACGTTATTTACTTTCACGCTATTTAACGCAGGTACAGCCAAGCCGAAATATATTCCTTCAACCAGGTTGAGGACTGCCGCTATGATACTTATGACAAATATTAGGATAATATATGTGATGAACTTCATGACTGGCTGTTCCTCCTCGCAAACCTATACGCTGTAGATATTACAACGAGGACTGACCCCATAAAGATTACGGGCATGAGGTGTATTATGATGCCTACGACTGCAACTATTGCACCCCCTGCAGCTATACTCGCGAGCAGGTCCTGGTTAGCCCTGACTAACGCTATCACCACTCCTAAGACCATTGCCACTGTAACTATACCGCTTACCGTAAGTGTCGACAGACTGAACGGCGTTTGTTGTGACAACGGGAGTATTAATTGCGGTGCCGGTTTCGGGAACGTTATCTCCTCAGGCGAATAGGAACCTACGCCGGAGGAGAGCGGTTGAAGGTAAATTGTTAACACTTTCGTATTGGGGTTCGCCATGACTTGTGCCGATAGGAGTCCCTGCGTGTCGAAGGGTTGTATTTGTTGCGTTATCGGGTCGTTTATTATCATGGGTTGTCCGTTCTGATAAATAGTCACGTTCCAGCCTTGAAAGTTTATCATGACGAAGGAATAAGCTGTGTAAAGTAGGATGACCGTGAACTGGTAACTGCCAGGTGCCAACGTCGCAGTCTGGTAGGGGAACGTATCGTAATTTATGAATATTTGTGAGTTGGTGGAGTTCCTCACGATTACCTCCGTGAACGGCGGGATGTAAATTACGGGGTTTGCGACGCTTGGCTTGAGGAACGTCATGACACCGATGTCGTTAACTTCCCTAGTTAGGGAGCCGGTCAGCTGGTAGGTCTGGTTCGTGAAGGGGTTTATGTATTGACCCTGTTCCGTGATGTACGTTGGGTCGAAGAAGAACAACATCGAAGAGACGTTAGGAGGTGCTTGTGACGTCGCAATACTGTTGTTCTCTATGTATACCATGTCAATGAACCCGTTTTGGTAGGGGTAATAGCCGGAGGGCGCATTAGCCCAACCTGATGTGAAACCTGTACCGACAGTAACGTAATTATTAGGTGGATTGGGAACTTGTCCTACTGAGACAGCATAATATGTGAAGTTTGTGGTACCCCAGTCGGTTGTCGCTATTGTACCACCTTGATAATAGTTTATGCTGTTGAGCGTAGCCGGAGTGAACTGAGGTGAAGCGTAATCGATGCCTCCTCCTACTTCTCCGTTGGTGCCGACATAGCCTAACGGTGCCCAATTAGTCGGGTTTGACGGGGGTATAGCGTTTTGAGCCTCTAACAACACACCGTTACCTGGAGAGAATAAAGCACCGTAGGACAGTACGTTTGATGATCTCAACGTTATGTTTACTGGGCCCACTTCGTTGAACGTGACTGTGAACTTTCCGTTCGGATTGGTAAACGGTAGGTTAAGCTCATGCCACGTCCCGTTGTACACACCGAGGATGGCGTAAGAGCCGTTGGAGAGCTGAGAAACCAAGACGGTAGCTGAAGAAGTATCGGGCATTGAAGGTAATGAGACTGAGTTAACCGTGTATTTGAATATGCCATACTGGAAAGGTGAGACGCCGAAGTAGGAAACAAACGCATAAGATCCAGGGACTCCCAATCTAATTGCAAAAATTCCTATATCTTGCCACGGCATTGGTAGAATTTTATTCATAGTGTATAAAGTAGAATTAATGTATATTGCTTGCAAATTAACATATCCGTTACTGGATTCTGTCAAAATAACTGTGTACGTAAACGGATAAGGATAGTTAGCATTAGGTGTGCTAAAGGAAAAATACGAACCATTAGGATAATTAAAGTATGATGAACCTCCATACCATGATATTTGAATCTCATACCAATCGCCCAGGTCGTTATCGGTAGGTAAATCACCTAAATTAGATGAAGCTATCTCTATCGCTGGAACTCCACCAGCAACATACCAACTTGTTATATGCATAGTAACGTTGATTGTGTTAGATATTAAAGAAGCCCTCCAACCTATGTATTGGCCACCATAACTTGCTCCAGTACTGTTCATCACTAGTTCGCCGTTTTCCCAGTAAGGAAACACTTTCCAAGATGTAGACTCCACGTTGTTCACGAATTGTTCAGCATTGTAGTAAGGAGAAGGAGAGACGCCAAAGTAGGAAACGTAGAAGATGTCACCGAGATCACCTCTTATCCCTATATAACCTATCTGACTCCACGGGAAAGGAGTGTTTACATTTACGGAGTAAGCCGTTGAGTTGATGTACACACTCTGTACTGTAACGTTTCCCGCTGAATTCTCCGTAAGTATTACGCTGAAAGTGAAAGGATAGTTGGAGTTAAGTTGAGGCAGAGAAGAGTAAAGCTGTGTGAAACCAGATGTTGGAGAGTGGAACCATATTGAGGCACCGTAGAAGTCAATAAATAACACGTAAAAACCACTCGCAACATCATTTGTTTGGTCTCCTACGTTAGGTGAGAAGATTTCAAAACCAGGATTATTAGCTCTGGATGGGAACGATGTCACATGGAGGGTGATGTTGATGGTATTTGATATTGGTGAATATCTCCAGGCAATGTACTGACCGCCAACACTTGCTCCAGTACTGTTTATCACTAGTTCGCCGTTTTGCCAGTAAGGAAACACTTTCCCCCAGGATGTAGACTCGACACTATCTACGGGCTGGTTTTGAATGCCGAACCACGGAGTGAATTGTAACTGGTAGCCTTGGTCTGGTGTTACTGACAAAGTTGATGAGGAGTAATCAGACGTGGTGGAGTTAGAGTGTAGCAGAATCCCTGGTATGTTCACCTGTTGATAAACGAAGTTCTGTGTTGAAAATCCCGATACTCCGTACTCATGTACAAGTGCCACCTCACCGCTCTTCAGTGTGACGTTTTCAACAGACTCCAACGCTTTTCCCGTAGTCTGCACTCCTTGAAATGAGGGGACTGAGGAGAAGGAGGAGGGGATCTCGTAAAGTGTTAACACGTTACTCTGGTTCTGCAACATGAGCACTGTGCCATAGTCCATAACATTAACGTAAAACGTTAGAAAAGACTGCACTGCTTGCACTCCCAAGGGGATGAGGAGCAGAAATAGGCTACTCAAGATCAAATACTTCTTCATCTTCAACTCTGCTCACCCCCTTAGTTATGACGGGTGGATACTTGGTGTAAAACATAACGTTTAGCTCACCCTGATCCCTTGCCTCATCAATTGTGGGGCTCTCATCCGGAGGAAACGCTTTCGATACTAACTTTCTTACCTCCGGGTTGTCGTCTATGAGTATAATGTCTCCTAGCCCTTTCAAACCGTTAAGTATTTCCCTCTTGTACTCTACCTCTTTCCTGTAATCGCCGGGGTTCCTCATTATCAAGTAGTCGTGCGGTACGTTAAACTTCTGTAGTTGTTCGAGCGTTTTCTCTCTCTGTGTCTCACCGTTCCTCCCGGTTAGCAATATTATAGTCCAACCCTTTTCCTTTGCCTTTTTTACTGTGCTTAACACATCCCTGTTAGGGAGGTCGAAGTCCATGTACCTAGGTGACTGGTAACACTCCCAGAACTTCCTCCTCGCCTCCCCGTGAAGGGAGTCCAACGAAGCTACACCCTGTTCAGCTAGACATGCGTTATACCTCGCCTGTGTGTTGAAGAGTGTATTGTCGAGGTCTACAACTAGGACTTTCATATTGAAAAAGTGGGAGAAGGAGTTAAAAAATAAACAATCTTAGCTAGACCGGGAAGAAGAACTGCGCCAGCACTTCCAGCAGGTATAACCACGCCATCGCCTGTAACATTGCACCTACTAACAACGCACCTACGATAAGACCGGGGTTCCCGCTGATCGCAGCCATCTCGTAGAACACGATCGGTATGCCTGCAACGAAATTGACCAACGCGTTGAAGATGAGGAGTCCTACCGCATAAAGGATGAAGGAAAACGGCATGTTTGTGACTGCAGTGCTGTGGATGATAGCTGTGAACGCTTGGGGGTTTACAATCGTCGTGAA